CAGTATCCTGATTTGTACAATACGGTTGAAACTGTTGCACATATGCAAAGTCAGCGACAGGTAGCAGATCTTGAAGCACAACTACAGTCTATGCGGCAACGTGAGTCTGAAGTATTGCGACGAGAAGCTGAGTCTACACTGAAGCAACGTCACCCTGATTTTGAAGATCTTAGAGGCGATGATGACTTTCATGCTTGGGCAAAGGAACAACCAGAACAAATTCAAGATTGGATTTATAATAATCCAGATAATGTAACTTTAGCATCTAAAGCAATAGATCTTTATAAGTTAGAAACTGGCAGATCTCAAACAAAATCACAGCCCAGACAGCGGAAGCAACAAGGCAGTGCAGCGGATATGGTATCAACTAAAACCACCTCTGTAGATGCTAAGCAACCTAAAGTTTGGACTGAACGGGAAATAGCTGCTATGTCCCTAGATCAGTTTGACAAATACGAAGACGAGATTCGTCAAGCGATGATAGAGGGTCGCGTAGTAGCATAAATTTATTTGTGTTATTAGGAGTATATTAACATGGCTTATAATCAATCAGACCAATTTTTTGAACAGTCCACAGACACCAACGGTAACTTTGGTAACTCTGTATCAGGACAAGCAAATTCATTCTTCCTGCCTAAGATTTATTCAAAGCAGGTACTGAATTTCTTCCGTAAGGCTTCTGTAGCTGAAGCAATTACTAACACTGACTATGCTGGTGAAATCTCTGCATTCGGTGATAGTGTACGAATCATCAAAGAACCCGAAATTACTGTTTACCAGTATGAGCGTGGTGCTGATGTAACGCAAACTAAGTTGACCGACCAAGAAGTAACTTTGGTTGTTGACGTAGCTAACGCTTTCAAATTCATCGTTGATGATATTGAAACTAATATGTCACACGTTAACTTCCGTGATGTCGCAACTTCTTCTGCTGCTTACGCTCTGCGTGACGCATTTGACGAAGGCGTAATCGCTGAGATGTTTGCTGGCGTATCTGCTGCTAGTCCGAATCATATCCTTGGTTCTGACAGCGCCACTGACCTTGCTGCTGGCACCTTTGATGGTACTGGTAACTTGGACATTGGTTTTGCTTCAGGTGAGCATGATCCTATCGACGTTCTTTCTCACATGGCTCGTTTGCTTGATGAGCAAAACGTACCTGAAGAAGGACGATGGTTCCTTGCTAACCCAGAGTTCTATGAAGTACTTGTACAAAGTTCTTCTAAGCTCCTGTCAGTTGACTACAACGCAGGTCAAGGCTCAATCCGTAACGGTTTGGTAAGCTCTGGTAAGCTACGTGGCTTTGATATGTACAAGTCAAACAACATTGCTGCAACTACTAACGCTGCTGGCAAGTGCTTGGCTGGTCACATGTCTTCTACGGCTACTGCTCAAACTATCACTAGCACTGAGGTTATTCGTGACCCAGACAGCTTTGGTGATATTGTTCGCGGTCTGCACGTATACGGCGCACAGGTTCTTCGTCCAGAAGCTCTTGTGTCTGCTTTCTACGGCATCGACTAGTATGGAACGGGGCTGCTTCGGTGGCCCCTTTTCCTTTTTGGAGATATTTTATTATGCCTCAAGTTGGTTCAGAACAAAATCCTATGATGTTTAGAAAGGCTATTGTCGGTAAAGGCAGTAGATTCCGTAAAGGAATGAATCTTTCTCAGTACAAAGATAACTATGATCGCATTTTTAACAAAAGCGAAAATACAGCGGAGTACGAAACAGAGATAGAAGCCGCTAGAGATAAAAGTAAAACTTTTTCAATGGAGCAAGATTGATGAAATACAAACCTAATAAGTACACAGGTAAAAGCCTTATGATGAATAAAGGCAGTAAAGTTATGTACAACAAAGGCGGCTATGCTTCTATTAAAGACATGGAGAAGCATTGTGGTACTAAAACTACAAAGAACACAATGAAATGAAAGTACAGGCCCCTAAAGGCTATCACTGGATGAAAAGTGGTAAGACCTATAAACTTATGAAGCATGAAGGCAAGTTTAAGCCACATAAGGGTGCCTCTCTTACTGCTAACTTTGAAATACAAAAGGTACATAAAAAATAATGGCTACTTATCTTTCATTAACTAACGAAATACTGCGAGAGTTAAACGAAGTTGCATTGACTTCTTCTACTTTCGCTAATGCTATTGGTATTCAACAGCATGTTAAAGATGTAATTAACAGAGCATACTTTGACATAGTTAATGAAGAACCTCAGTGGCCTTTTTTGGCTGTAGCAGAAAGTGGTGCTACTGATCCTATGTATGGCAATGTATATATTGAAACTGTAGCAGGAACACGTTGGTATGAACTAAAACCAGCTAGTTCTTCGTTAGTTAACGACTATGGCTATATTGATTGGGATAATTTTTATCTTACTACAGTAGGCGTTAGCGGTGAGTCTGCTCCTTACGAAGCACGTAACTTACGTTTTACTACTACTGAAGAATTTAAAGACTTTTATAGAATTACTGAAAACTTAGATGACTCAGATACGCAACAGTATGGCGTACCTAGACGAGTAATTAAAAGCCCTGATGGTAGAAACTTTGGATTGAGTCCTATTCCTGACAAAGTATATCGTGTTTGGTTTTTTGCATTTGCATTACCTACAGCCTTAGATGCTTTTGGTGATGAGATAGTTTTCCCAGATGTATATAAAACAGTTCTACTTGCAAGGGCTAGATATTATGTACATCAGTTTAAAGAAGATTCACAAGCAGCAGCTTTTGCTCTTGAAGACTACAAGCGTGGCTTACGTTTAATGAAACTGCACTTAATGGAGCCTACGCCTGGATACTTTAAAGATGATCGTGTGAGGTTTGTTTAATGTCTCAACCTTGGGGTTTTTCCTGTAAAGGCGGTTTAAACGTCAACTTAAACCAGCTTGAGATGCTTTCTCAGCCTGGTTTTGCTACACGCCTTAGAAACTTTGAGGTAGACCCTGACGGTGGTTACAGACGAATAGATGGCTTTGCAGAGTTTGGAGATACCAGACCTAATAGCAGCGAAGTTATTCTTGGCATGGCAGTTTACGCAGACGGTGTAGTTGTTTGTTCAGGAACAGGGATATTTTTTAGTCAGGACGGAACTTCTTGGCTACAGATAAACAGAGGCAGTGTTCATAGCAACGGTGATGATTATAGCACATTTACAGGCCGCTCAGTAGCTGCAAGAACTTCACAAGGACGTTGTGATTTTTCTATTTATGAAGGTAATGATGATTACGGTGAACTTTTAATCTGTGACGGAGTTAACAAGCCTTTCTTTTTTAAGATGACGGGTACGGGCAGTTTAACTAGTAGAACTTTTTTTGCAGGTGAAGTAACAGTTGATGGTACTACAGCGCCTTCTGTAGGTGTTGTACATGATCAACATTTTGTTGTAGCAGGAGCTTCAACAGCTAAAAACACTGTATATTATAGCCACACAAATGATCCTGATAACTTTAGTGGTACAGGATCAGGAGCCATTGTACTAGAAGATCAAGTAGAAGGAATAGCTAGTTTCCGTAGTGACTTAATTATATTTTGTAAAAATAGTATTCATAAGTTGACAAATATAAATGATTCTGCTACAATAGCTATAACTCCTATTACAACTAACGTAGGCTGTGTAAGTGCAGGAAGTATTCAAGAGATAGGAGGCGATCTTTTATTCCTTTCTCCTGATGGTATTCGCACAGTTGCAGGTACAGCTAGGATTGGTGACGTAGAGTTAGGGTCTGTTAGTAGACAAATACAAAGTATTATATCTGACATCGCAGAAGATTCAGGTTACATAATAACAAGTGCTGTGCTTAGAGGCAAATCACAGTATCGTTTATTTTATTCTAAAAATACAGAAAGTCCTACAGTAGCTAGAGGCATTATAGGTACTTTAACACCTAATGGGTTTGCTTGGTCAGAAACATTAGGTATTCAAGCACTAGGTTTTGTATCAGGTTTAGATAAAGACGGTATAGAACAAGTATATCACGGTGATAAAGATGGTTATATTTATAATCATATTTCAGGTAATGCTTTTTATAGTTCAGGTTTAGCAAGAAACATAGACGCTGTTTATCAAACACCAGACTTTGACTTTGGTGATGTAGGTACTAGAAAGACTCTTAAATACGCAAGAGTTTCTTTTAGCCCCGAAGGAGCAGTTGAACCTAGCTTTAGAGTTAGGTTTGATTATGAAGATCCTAATATACCGCAACCAGAACCTTTTGCAATTACTGATATTGCTCTTCCAGCAATCTTTGGTTCATCTGCTTTTAATGCAGTTACATTTGGAGCAACTAGTGATCCTATGGAAAGACTTACACTAGAAGGCTCTGGAAATACTTGCAGTTTTAGAATTACAAGCGAAGATCAAAATTCAGCCTATGCTGTAAATGGTCTTTATATAGATTACATGCCATCAGGTAGGAGATAATAAATGGCTCAGAATTATACTAGACAGAGTTCTATGGCTGATGGAGATACTATCACAGCAGCACTATTTAACAATGAATATAACCAACTAGTAAATGCTTTTGCATATTCATCATCTAGTGCATCTTCTACTGGTCATAGACACGATGGCTCTGCTGGTCAAGGTGGCAACGTACCTCAGATTGGTGATTTAGATTTTCTTAATAAAGTTGTAGTAGACGGAACAAACAATAGAGTAGGCTTTTTCGTAGAGGTATCTAGTAGTGCAGTCGAACAAGTACGTATACAGGACGGTGCTATTGTTCCTGTCACCGATAATGATATTGATTTGGGTACATCTTCCGTTGAGTTTAAAGATTTATTCCTTGATGGTACTGCCCATATTGATACATTGGATGTAGATGTAAATGCTACAGTAGCAGGTACATTAGGCGTAACAGGCGTTACTACTCTTTCATCTGACTTGAGTGTAGGTGGTAATCTTACAGTAACAGGCAACGCAACTATTGCAGGTAATTTAACTTTTGGTGACGCTGCTACAGATACAGTAGCCTTTAGTGCTGACGTTGCTTCTAACTTACTTCCTAGTGCAGATGATACATATGATTTAGGTGCGTCAGGTTCTGAGTGGAAAGATTTATATGTGGATGGTGTTGCTTACTTAGACGCTATAAACTTTAACGGTACTGCGATTACATCGACTGCCGCTGAACTTAATATTATGGATGGCGTTACAGCTACCACAACAGAACTTAACTACAACGATACTGGATCTGCTGTAGGTACAGTAGTAGCTAGTAAAGTCGTAACAGTAGATGCAAATAAAGATGTATCTAGCTTTCGTAACATTACACTTACTGGAGAACTAGATGCAGGATCTCTTGACATTTCAGGCGACGCTGACATTGACGGTACGTTGGAGACTGATGCGCTGTCTATTAATGGCACAACGGTTACGGCTACGGCAGCGGAACTCAACATACTTGATGGCGTTACAAGCACAGCCGCTGAACTAAATATACTTGACGGTGTAACTAGCACCACAGCAGAACTGAACATTCTTGA